AAGTTTACGCACTTTGTCCCTAGACCAAAACCTAGAAAGCGTCCTGGGCGTCACAAGAAAACACTTAACAAAAACGAAAAAAGAGACTATAAAAAGTATAACAGACAAGGAAGACCATGAGTAAAACAGTAATAATAGACGGTAAAGAAGTTCCAGTATTACCAGCTAAAGCAGAAGAAGAAATTCTTAACAAAAGAACGGGTATAAAGTATGCTAGTAAAGAAGAATTTGATGCTGATGTTGCGGATTCTAATACTGATACTACTGCCGAAGATTTACAAATTAATCAAAAAATAACAGTTGCATCATTAGATATATTTGGTAAAACCAAATAATGTTACCTCAAGGTGGAACTGAACTCCAGCATGGGTTTTTAGAAAACTATGCTGACAAAAAACTATTAGATCAAGTACAGATAACAACTTCTGTGCCTGAAAAAATTCCCTTACATCCAACTAAATTAAATATACTTTGGCAAAAGAATTCATACGATCAACCTAATATTGCACCGTGGTTCAAAGATCGAAACAACCACAATAAATATGACTGGTATGTATTTAATTCTAATTGGAATTATGAAAAATTTAGAATGGCATTTGATGTACCAACTGAACGATGTCATGTAATTAAAAATGCGTGCACATCTTTTCCCACAAGAAATCCTTATAAAAAAGGTGATCCTATTAGACTAATATATCATCCAACACCTTGGAGAGGTTTGTCTGTATTATTAGGTGCAATGCAACTTGTTAAAAATCCATTGATAAAGTTAGATGTGTATAGTTCAACACAAGTATACGGAGATGAGTTTAGAAAAAGAAATGATGATAAATGGGTGCCTTTGTATAGACAAGCAGCTGAGTTACCTAATGTAAATTATATCGGGTATAAACCAAATAATTATATTTTAGAAAACTTAACTAAGTATCAAATATTTGCTTATCCTAATATGTGGGAAGAAACGTCTTGTATATCAGCAATTGAAGCAATGTCAGCTGGATTGTATTGTATAACTACAAACTTTGGAGCTTTATTTGAAACTTGTTCTGAGTTTCCTATGTACGTAACATATGTAAAAGATCTAAAATTACTTGCTCAAAGTTTTGCTGCAGCTATTGATATGGCAGCTAGCACCTTACATGAACCAGTTATTCAAGAAAGTTTAGATATGCAACAAGCTTTTTATAAAAAATATTATAATTGGAATAAGAGAGCTATGGAATGGAACAATTTTTTACAAGGCGTAATTAATGCTAAAAAGTAAAAATTGGTCTAATGACGATACCTATCAAACAATCAAAGAGGTAAATGTGAAACCACAAGATGCTTCAGAACCTATATGGTTTAATAAACCAGAACCTAAAAAAGATAATAAACAAATAAGACTTTGTGTAGGAACTCCTGTTCATTCGGAAGTATCTATTCACTACACACAGTGTTTATTAGAAATACAAAAAGAATTTATGAAGAAAGGTAACAATGTATCTTTTTTAATGCATAAATCATCTTTGATTACTCAAGGTAGAAATTTAACAGTAGCATCATTTTTAGAAACTAACGCTGATTATTTATTATTTTTAGATTCAGATATTGCAATTGGGACTCATGTAATAGAAAAAATGATTAATGCAGATAAAGATGTTATTTGTGTGCCGTACCCATTAAAAAGTATTCAATGGGGTAAATTAAAAGAAAAGTTTGAAAAAGGTATGATTAAAAATATGGAAGACATGGAGACTGGTGGATGCACTTATCCTGTTAGAATACCTGATGCATCTGATATAGATATGAAAAATGGTGTTATTGAAATAACTCATGCGCCTGCAGGATGTTTGTTAATTAAAAGATCTGTATTTGATGAATTAATTAAAACATATCCAGATAGAAAGATAAAACAAAAGTCAGTTATTAATGGTCAATATGAAGAAAAACAATTTTATTATAATTTTTTTGATACAATACATGATAAGAAAACACAAACTTATATGGGAGAAGATTTTGGTTTTTGTAAATTATGGACAGGTATTGGTGGTAAAATATTTGCAGTAGTAGATGAATATATTATGCATGTAGGTGAACATCAATATATTGGAAGATACATGGATGAGTTTATAAAGCGTGACTAAATTATATTTAACATCACCAACTACAGGACAAGTAGATATACACTACATGAGATCTGTATTTTTATTACAAGCAGAATGTAATAAAAGAAGAATAGGAATTACTCTACACTTACATAAAAGTTCTATTGTAACTTTTGGTAGAAATGCGTGTACCGCAGCATTTTTAAACTCTGATGCAACGCACATGTTGTTTGTAGATACAGATATTCAATTTGATGAAAAAGATATATTTAGAATGATGGAAGCTGATGAAGAAGTAACTTTAATACCTTATCCAATGAAATGGTTGGATTGGAAGAAAGCAAGTGAAATGCATCAAAGACACGGTATACCAGTAAACAAAGGTGCTTTTCATTTTCCTATGAAAGTTATCAATGAAGATGACTTTGAATTTGCAAACGGTTGGATGGAAATAGAAAGAGGCCCTGCAGGTTGTATGTTAATTAAACGTGAAGCAATTGAAAGAATGATTAAGTTCTATCCAGAGCTTAAAGTTAAACAAAATCATTTAGTTAATGAAACTGTTAAAGATTCTACCCATTCATATAACTTTTGGGACACTGAATTTAACAAAGAAACAGGTCAAATTATAGGTGAAGACTTTGCCTTTTGTGACCGGTACAGAAAGGCTGGTGGACGTATATTTGCACTTATAGACTCCGAAATAGCCCACCACGGTAACTATCCTTTTAGAGCCAAGTTCATTGACGAATGCCGTAAAATTGAGTAAATTCATCTATATACGTATTTAAAACAGGAGTTATAACAATATGGATCCATTAACAGCCGCATTGATTGCAGGCGGTATTAACGCATTACAAGGCAAAAGAGGTTCTGATCTTTTAAAATCAACAGTTAGAGATGCTGCCATTACTTATGGAATTGGTGCAATGACTGGTGGTGCATCTTCAGGTGGTGAAGAAGCTGGAAAATTTGCTACTCAACAAGCAGCTATAGAAGCAGGAAAACAAACATTACCACAAGCAGCTTCTCAAACCGCTTTACAAAAAGGAATGTTACAACCTGAGTTGTATCAAACTGCTGGAAAAGAAATTGTTACAAAAGACCCAACCATGTTAGGAAGAGTACAATCAGGATTAGAAACATTTACTGATGTATTCAGGTCTCCAACAGGACCAGAAGGCGTTAGAGAAGTTGATAAATTTAAAGTAGGTATTGGAGCAGGAACTTTAGGTGCTGGTTTGTATGCAGCAGGAGCATTCGATCCAAAAACACCAACTCCACCAAGTATACCTGGTGCGAATATGATTTACTATTCACAACCAGAAGCATTTAGAACTTTTGGTACTGAAGAAATAGACCCTTCTAAATTTCCAGAAAAACCATATGCTAATATGCAAGCAGGTGGAATAGCGGGTCTAACAACTGCAAGAGAACAAATGCAAGAAATTGAAGAAATGAGAAGAAAACTAGAAGCACTTCAAGAAGCATATGACCAAGAAATAAGTCAACGATCAACTAACGAACCAAGTGATGCAGTAGAACAAACAAGTAAATTTAACAAAGGTGATTTAGTAGATGCGTTACCAAGTAAAACAAATAAAGATGAAAATAATGAAAAGAATTATAAAAGAACTTCTGGTAAAATGGTAGTTGATTCTGCAGGCAAAGGATCCGAAAATAAAGATACTATGCTTGCTCAACTAGCCGATGGTGAATTCGTAACTAAGTCAAGCGCTGTACGGGGTGCGGGAATCGCAATGGGAGCAGATCCTAAAAATAAACAACAACAAAGAGAAATGGGTGCAAAATATTTTTACGACCAAATGGCAAAATTAGATCAAATAGCTAGTATGGGAAGAAGATAATGTATTTAATACAATTTAAACCAGAAGAAATAGATAAAGTTTGGCCTTTGGTTAAAGATAAAATTCAAGCAGCTTTGGATCGAAATAGAAATTTCAGAGATCATACTCATGTAAAAGAAAATTGTAAAAAAGGAATCGAACAACTATGGGTGATAACCGATAAAAAAGATGATATACATGGAGTATGTGTTTCGCAAATAATGGAACAAGCTAATTACAACATTGGTTTAGTTCGAATTGCAACAGGACACGATTTACCGTTATGGGTAGATAAGATAAAAGAATTTGAAGACTGGGCTTCGAAACACTTTGATTGTAAAAAGATTGAGGTTTACGGGAGACCAGGATGGAAAAAAATGTTAGCACCATTAGGATATGAATTTTCTCATGTTCAAATGGATAAATTTATAGGAGGACTGAACTAATGTCATCAGGCGGAGGTGGAGGTGGAGGCGGAACACCCGCAAACACTACAAACGTACAAACTATAAGAGAAGCACCAGAGATCGAAGCAAGAAGACTTGGTTTGATGGATGAAGCACAAAGAGTTGCAAGACAACCATTAAATTTACCAGGTTTTCAAACTGCAGGATTAACTCAAGAACAACAAGCAGCTGGAGCTCTTGCTGGTCAAACTGGAGTTGGAATATCATCAATTACAGGCGCACAAACTGCTGCCGCAATGACGCCATCTTCACAACAGTTTCAACAATATTTAAATCCTTATCAGCAATATGTGACTGATGAAATAAGAAGACAAGCTCAAATGCAAGAACAAGACATTGCAAGTAAGGCTTATACCGCTGGAGCTTTTGGTGGTGGTAGAGAAGGTATTCAAAGAGCAGAATTACAAAGAGCGACTCAAGCAAACATTGGTCAAGAACAACAAAAAGCATTTTTAGGTGCATTAGGTGCGTTTCAACAAGGCCAAGCATTACAAGCTCAAACGGGTATTTCAGCCGCAGATGCATTAATGAGACAAAGACAATCTGATATTCAAAATTTAAGTACAACCGGTGCAACTGCACAAGCAACTGAACAAGCAAGATTGGATGCTTTAAGACAGACTCAAGAAAGAGATATTCAAGATCCATATACTAGATTATCTTTTGTTAGTGATATTCAAAGAGGGGTTCCTTCTTCACAACAAGCAGTAACACAAACCGCAGCACCTAGTGCAAGTCCAGCCGCACAAGCGCTTGGAACTGGTCTTGGAGCTTATGCTGCATTTGCAGGTAAATAATGAGTAAAGTATTAGAAAGAAAATATTTTAAAAAAAAAGCTGTAAAACACTTTAGAGCTGGTGGTATTGTTACTTTAAAAGAAGGTGGTTTTTTTGAAGACGTTCCTTTAGGCCAAGCTTTAAAATCAGCAGGTGAAACAGTTGTTAAAGAAGGTAAAAAAGCAGGAGCAGCTTTATATGATTTAGGTGCCGTGCCTATTAACTTAGGAGCTGAATTTTTAACAGGAACTAATCCAGGATACTCAGGGACAAAATTTTTTAATGTAGAAGGTTACGATCCTGATAAAGCTTATTTTATGGGTATTGAAACAGATGCAGCCCCAAAAACATTAGACGAAAAAAGACAAACTCAAAAGATGGAACAAGATACAGAAGTATCTGGTTTAGAAAAAGAAGTTCAAAAAGATCCAACTTTAATTGCAAAATTAACACCAAAGAAAAAAACAACTGAAGACATTAAAATTTCAACTGGTAGTGAAGAAACAGATACTATTTTAAATAATTATTTAGTAGCACAAAAACCAGGAGATGTAGTTGAAAAAAGTTTAATTGACGATACACCAAAAGACCCTGTTGAATTAGCTACCAAAAAACAACTTCGAACAATAATGGATGAAGTTGCTGAAGAACGAAAACAAGGATCTCAAGTTAATTTACCATTAATGAGATTAGCGTTAGGTTTAATGAAAGGCACTTCATATCAAGAAGGTTTACCTGGTTTTGCTGAAATATTTGCGGGTGCAGGTGAAGGTGCATTAGAAACATTTATTGAACAAGAAAAACAAAGAAGCGATGCTGATTTAGAGTTAATGGAACTAGCTACAAAATTAAAAATATCACAAGATGAAGTTGAGTCTAGAAAATATGCAGTTGATAAACAAGCAGAACTTTATGGTCTAAAAAGTTATGACCCTAAAAAACATCAAGAGTCAATGTCTAAAATTCAAAATTTATCTAGAACTAAAAATAGTATTTTAGAAGCAATGTCAATTATTGGACAAGCAGGACCACAAAGCACGTTCGATAAAATTGGAGGAGATGTTGCATCTGTTCTTGAAGCAGTAACAGGAACAGACACTGGAAATCAACTTCCTGCTCAAAGATTAAAATTAATTATTAATGATTTAAAAGTAGCGTTTGCTAAAGAACTAACAAGAGGACTAAGCCCAGTTAGTGACAGAGATATTAAAAGAATTGAAAAAATTTTAGCGAGTTTTTCTTACACTGAGAGTCCAGCGCAGTTTAATACTAAATTACAAAAAATGTTAGGTATTATAAATGGTCAATTAGAATTAGAAGCAGGTCAGTATGGTTACACATATCAAAATCCAGAAAGTAGTTTTGGAGGATTTACAAACAATTCAGGTAAAACAATAGATGAAATCATTGCTGAAAAAAATAAAAAATAAAGGTTATGTATGCTAGACTTACAAGATTTAAATGTAGAACAACTCCAAAAGTTAAAAGATGGAAAACAATTAGATCTTGAAGATTTAAACATTGATCAATTAAATATCTTAAAACAAAAAGGTTACGCTGACGATAAAAATATGTCTCAAGATGGAGATGTATTTAAATTTTCTCAAGGAAACATCACAAATCCATTTGGTGCTAATGATGATATCGATAACACTAAAGGTGTTAAGAATTTTGATTTTAGATCTAACTTTGCTGAACAAGATAATGAAGAAGAACGTGTAGCATTTCTTCAAAACAAAGTAGGTAAAGAAGGTTTTGGAAAAGACAACAGAGGTAGATATTATTTAACCGATGTTGGATTAGCTAAAATCGGTGAAGACCCTTTATTAGAAGGAAAAAGAGGCAGATTAATTGATGCCGATTTAGGATTTTTTAAAAATTTAAATCCAACTAATCCAGATTTTATGTATGACCTTGCTGAGTTAAAATCTTCAATTGGTCTTCCGTTATTAGGAGCAATTGGAGCTTCTGTCTTTACTGGTGGTATGGGGGTTATACCTGCAATGGCGATTACTGGTTTAGGTGGTGGTGTAGGTAAGGCTTTAGATGAATTTGTCTTCAATGGTGAAGACATGGAACTAAGTAATACTACTAAAGACATTGCGTATGAAGCTTTACTTTCAGCTGGAGGCGAAGGTTTGGGTAGAGGATTACGGGGAATCTATAGATATTTATTTGCCCCAGGTCAACGAACAACTGCTACAAATTTATTTAGTACGTTTGATGATGCAAACAGAGCGTTAGAACAAGAAGGTTTTGAAAAAAGTTTATTAAGTTACAGAAAGTTCGATCCTAAATTAAAAATTGCGCAAACTTTAGGACAAGAAACACAGAACTTAGGAGCCCTCCCTTCTTTACTACAAGCAACCGGTAGACCTATTCTTGGAAGATTTCAAGGGATGTTTGATACTATTTTTGGAAACCCTAGAGATTATTTCAATCAACGATTTATGAATAATGAAATGACGAAGATGATTTTAAAATCTAAAGGCGTTGATGTGGCTGCGGATAGCGAGTACCAAGCTTTATTAAATAATTTAATTAAAAGTGGTCCTAGAACGTTTATGGGAAGACCTTCTAAACAATTAGAAGCATATTCTGCTAAACTACAACAGTTAGCTAGAACAAGTTTTAAAGATCAATACGATACCGTATTTAAAAACAACTTTGTTAACCCAGAATTTTTATTTAAAGTATATAGAGAAGGCGGAGAAAATGCGTTTCAAACGTTAAGAGATTCTATTAGTGGATCTCAAGCTGCATCTAAAGAAGCTGAAAGAAATATTAATAAATTATTATCTGGGTTATTTGAAGAACAAGTGCCAAAAACACAACAAAAAGTTTTATCAAATGAAGTAATTAAAAATGCTCAACAAGCATATGTTAACTTTCAAAGAGAATCATCTGTGCTTTATTCTAGAGTTGATCAGATGTTTGGTAACAGAGCGATCATTGATGCGTCACCAATTAAAAACATGTTTTTGCAACAAATTAAAGATGGAAATGTTTTAATGGATACACCAGCTGTTAAAAAAGTTATGAGTTACTTACAAGGAAACAAACCATTATTAACATACACACAAGCCAATACTTTAAAACAATTAATGGATGAATTAGGTTATGTGCCAAACCCTGTTGAAGCTGGTTTCGATCAATTTACATTACAACGAGGATCTCAATTCTTAAATGAAGCAATTGGAGCAGCTCCTGAAAGTGCGGCTAAAGTTACTTTAAACCAAGCAAAAAATAAAACCATTTCTGATTGGTTAGCTACAAGTCCAGAAGTTATGAATCCTAATGTACCGTTGAGAGTACAAAACAAAATAAGAGAAATTATAACTAAAGGATCTGACGGAGTTCCGAAAACGTATAAAGATTTATCTACAAATCAAAAAAATGAATTGTTTGATATTGTTAAAGAAAACATTGAATACTTTGACAATGCCTTTTTATCTGAAGGATTTAAAAAAGGTATGAAACAAGCTGTACAAGATAAAAAAACTATTCAAGAAGCATTAAGACTAAGACAAATTGCATTTGATTTTACTAAAAACAACGCATCAAAATTTCAAGCAGGAACTGCAAAAGCATTATTAAAACAAGTTAGAGCAACTGGGGCTATCGACCCATCTCAGTTAAGAAAAATTGTATTAAGAAATAATCCTGATGATTTAAATAGAATATTAAAAGAAGTTAAATTTGGTCAAGGTAAACCGTTTGCAAAAGCAATTCAAGAAATGGGTAAACCATTAAGTAAAGCTGAACAGAAAAAACTTGCAACGGCTAAAGAGTTACTACCAGCAGAAGCAGAAAGAGTTGGTTTAAGACCTGGAGAAAAAATCGCTAGAAAAGTTTTAAGTGATGACGAAGTTAGTAAAACAAAACTATTTATGACTAAGACATTAGTTCAAGATATTTTAAATGGATCTAGAAACAGTATTACTAATAATATTGATGCATCTAAATTTGCAAGAACGATTAAAAAATATGGTGCGGCTACAGGATCTAGAACTCCTTCAACATTAGAGCTTGTCGCTGGTAAACAAGAAGCAGCTAGATTAATGGGTTTAGCAGATGATTTATCTAACGCAACCGGTACCATTGATGATACTTTGTTAAATAATTTAATGAATAGTAAGTATTTAAATAGAGAAATATCTAATGTGGATGACGTAGTTAATTCAATTAAAAATGAGTTGGATACAATTAAAGAGTATAATGATTTAGGTGGTTTTATTGGTGACTTAACAAAACCAGGTATGGAAGGTATCAGAGCAATTGACACTATTTTTGCTCCAAACAATATTGGCCAGTTTAAAAAAGTTGCTAACGTATTAAACCAAACACCAAGAGGTAGAGAAAGTCTACAAACAATTAGAGTAGCAGGTATGAATAAACTATTACAAAAAATGGTTGATGACACAAGTTCTATTGTAGACGGAGTTTTATTAAATGGTCAAAAACTTAAAAATGAAATGTCTAGATTAGGTGGTAAAGAATCCATGGAAATATTTTTTGGTAAAGATTTAGGTAAAGAAATTATGGAGTTTGCAGACCAAGCAACGTTCTTAACACAAAAGAAAACATTATCAGGTGGACTTGTAGCTGCATCAATTGCTCTTAATCCATTAGCTAAAGCACCTATACTAATTCAAATGAACGTTTTATCTAGATTAATGGGTTCAAGATCATTCATGAATTTATTAAACAGAGGTGTTAGAAATGGAAACGCTAGAGATATTGCAGAGATTGCAAGAATTGTAGGAATTCAAACTAGTATGTTGATGGATGATGTCGAGGATCCAGAATATTTTAATTATGATTTACGATCCTCTATGGGGGATGTTGAACAAGCAATTCCACAAATGTCTCAAACACAACCAGCGCAAACACCAGCAGCTCCAGCTAGTGTACCAACAACTCCAGCGGAAGGCCCTCCACAAATTTCAATGATGGCAAATCAATCAATATCAGACAAAATAGAAGATTTATTTCCTGAAGATGATTTATCTAAAGCAATTGCACGTAGACAACAAGCAACTGGTGGTCAAAATGCCTAGAAAATCTGCACTTGAAAAAATAGAATATCATGAAAAAATTTGCAGAATCATGCAAAAACAAACCTTCGATCGAATCGATAAGATGGAAACTCGAATCGCTAGAATAGAAAAATGGATCGTCGGTGGATTAATTGGAATACTTTTAGCTGTACTTTCTACTCATTTAAGCTAATATGTTTTTGTGCTTGTAAAAAAATATCAATACGAAACTTTCGACCGACAAACTAATAACGACACTGGTAAAAGAGTTTATGTCAACAATGCGGCAAGAATGCCTTCGGTTACTACGATTTTAGATTCCACAAAAGACAAATCAGGTCTTGCAAAGTGGATTGCACGTGTAGGCAAAGAAGAAGCTGAAAGAATCAAGAATGAAGCTGCAAAAGTTGGCACAGCGATGCATTTAACGCTCGAAAACCACATTTTAGGTACTGAGTACCATCCAAAAGACGATGACGAAATACATGCCGTTAAAATGGCAGGAAAGGTCATATCTGAAGGATTAGTCCATGTAAACGAGGTTTGGGGCTCAGAAGTGCACCTTAGATACGGAGATTTGTATGCTGGTACAACTGACCTTGTCGGATTGTTTAAAGGCAAACCAACGATCATGGACTTTAAACAAACAAACAAACCAAAACGTAGAGAGTGGATCGAAGATTATTTTATTCAACTTGCAGCTTATTCAGAAGCGCACAAAAAACATCATGGTGAAATAGAAGGTGGTGCAGTTTTAATGTGTAGTCGAAATTTAGAATTTCAATTATTTGAAATAGATAAAGAACAATTACAAATGTACACTAATTTGTGGTGGGATAGATTTAATAGATTTAAAGCTATATCCAAGTCCGTACAACTTCCCCAAGCGTCTGAGCCGAAAGACGAAATTTAGTTTTTAACGCCTTAACAATTTTTTCATCTACAGTATCTTCTGTAATTAAATCAACATAAGTTACTTTTTCTGTTTGACCAATTCGGTGGGCTCGTTCTTCTGACTGCATACGATGTTCAGCATTGTAACTATTTGAATAATAAATAACCGTTGTTGCTTGGGTTAAAGTTAAACCATAACCACCGGTAGATGGATTAGCAACAAAGAATCTGCATTCAGGATTATTATGAAATTGTTTAATGGCTTCTGTTCTTTGTTCTGATGTCACCTTGCCGTAAAACGTAACAGTGCTATTGACACCATATTCTTTAATTAATTCTTCTTTTATCTGTTCAATGTTGTGGACCCAATTAGCCCAAATGATTGCTTTTCCTTCAATGCTTTCAACGACTTCCATTAAAGTATTTAATTTATTATTTTTAAGTTCAACGGTACCCGAATCACCAGTAAAGAATCCTGCTGTAATTTGATGTAATCTTAGTATTTCAGTTAATACATTATTCACTGTCATTTCATTTTGTTGTAGATTTGCACGAGCTTCAGATTCAATTTGATCATAAAGTTTTTTCTGCTCATCGGTAAGTTGCACATAACGAACAGTGTATAATTTTTTAGGTAAATCTAAACATTCTTCTTTAGTTACTCTAAAAGAAAAGTTTGGTAACTTGTTTTCAATCTCTTCTAAATTTTTAAATCCAACTGGAGTTGCTATTTCACGATCTCCAAAATGCATGATTTCAAAATGACAATGATAATTTTTAAATGCATATAACGATTTAAATCCTAAATGATTCGGATCGAGAAAGTAACATTGTGTGTACAAATCAAGAGGGTTTTTGGTTATCGGGGAACCAGTTAATATTCTACGGTATTTAGCTATTTTTCTTAATTTAAGTATGTTTTTTGTACGAATTGCTTTATTATTTTTAATTGCAGTTGATTCGTCGATCGACATTAAACAATGATGTTTTTTTACAAAATCTTCAGCAAATTTTAAACCTTTCTTAGTCGAGAATGCTTCAACATTCATTACTAATAATTTTAACTGGTCAATGTTTTTTTCAATAAATTCTTTTATATTTTTTTCTTTTAAAGTGGGTTTCCATAATATACTATTATACGGCACATTTAAATGCTTAGGTAATTCATCATTCTGCCATATTGTATAAACTGATTTAGGTGCTATAATTAAACCCGCATTTATTAAATTCTGTGAAAAAAGAATTCCTAAGTTATCAATTAAAACTTTCGTTTTACCGGTACCCATTTCCATAAAGTATGCAAAACTTTCTTTACTCCAACCTAACTCTAAAGCTTTTCGTTGATGTTCGTACGGAGGGGTCTTGAAATTATATTTTTGTTTTTCCACGAATGTGTAAATATATTACTTGACTTATAATTGCAATATAATATTTAGAGCGCAGGAGGAAATATGGTAGAACAAATAAAAAAAGGATCGGGCGATAAGTATGACTACTTACACGATCAATGTAAAATCTTAGAACAAACAAATAAAGAAATTGAAGAACTTGAAAAACAAGTTTCTGAAAAAAAAGAATATCGAATGAAACTTCGTGACGAAGTGATCCCTAATTTAATGGAAGAATTGAATATTAAAAAATGGGAATTCACTGACGGAACCGAAATTAGTTTATCACCGTTTTATGGAGCTAAACTATCTCAAGAAAGAAAACAAGAATGTTTTGAATGGTTGAGAGAAAACGGACACGGAGCTTTGATAAAAAATTTCATAACCGTAGACTTGGGTATGAAAAAAGACCAAGTAGCTCAAAAGGTTCTAGACTACTTGAAATCTTTAAACATTAGTTCTGAAGTAAAAGAAGATGTACACTCACAGACTTTGAAAGCCTGGTTTAAGGGTGAAATCGAAGAAGGACGATCAGTGCCATCGGATTTATTTCAAACTTATGTAACTAATAGAGCCAAACTTAAATAGGAGACAATATGCAAAACGCAAAACAGCAAAACGCAACACAACAAACAAACGTCGTAAAACAAACTTCGGGTGGAGATTTAGCTAATCTTATTTCACAAGATTCTGATTTAGGACATGATAATGTTACTGATAATGATGTAACGTTACCTAGACTTAAATTACTGGCTAGTACCTCACCTGAGTGTCAACCAGGAAGTTCAGATTATATAGATTCTGCAAGACCTACTATGTTTTTAAATAGTGTCACAAAAAGTCTATATGATGGTAGTCAAGGACTATTTGTAGTTCCGTGTTATTATAAACTTACTTATAAAGAGTGGGACATGAATAACACAAGCTCTGGTCCTATAGCGGAATATCCAGGAGACCACGATATAAAACATCAAACTACTAGACAAGGATCGAAAGATGTTCTTCCTAATGGCAACGTGTTAGAGGCTAACGGAGAACATTATATTTTAATTCTTGATGAAAACTTTAACGTAGCAGAGAAAGCTGTTGTTTACATGAGTAAGACTCAGTTTAAAAAATCAAAACAATGGAATGCTATGATTATGAATATGAGAAAAGAAATCAACGGCAAAAAAACAGAGATGCCTAGATGGTCTCAAATTTATAAAATGAGTTCAATCATGGAAAGAAATAAAACATATTCTTGGCCAGGATTTGTGATTAATCATCATGGTGACGTATCTGCAGATGTTTATAAAATTGGAAAACAGTTTTATGAAACAATCAAAAAAGGTGATATTAAAGTTCAATCTGAAGCACAGGCTACAGCTTCAACTGAGAATGTAGCAGGTGACAAACCACCATTTTAATGATTCAAGAGTTCATAGACCTTTTCAAAGGCTTGGACATTGCCTATGGAGAATATTTCCTTAATGGAGATCGAGACTCCAAGACCGGTAAAACAAAGGGCCAAGCGATTACTAAGCGTGGCCCTGTTACCGAAGAACTATTTAGAAAACATTTAAACGGAGAGATTAATTTAGGTATTATTCCTATTAACAAAGAAAATAAATGTTCATGGGGATGTATTGATGTTGATAAATATAATCTTGACCATAAAGCTTTAATAGAAAAATTTCGTTATAAAAAATATCCTTTAGTTCCTTATCGATCAAAATCTGGTGGGGTGCATTTATTCTTACACATTAACGGTCACGTGTCTGCTTCAGACATGATTGATAAATTAACTGCGATTGCATCTGATTTAGGATTATCTTCTTGTGAGATATTTCCAAAACAAAGAGAAATAATGGTTCACAAAAACGATCTCGGTAATTGGTTGAATATACCTTACCAACAAGCAGCTCGCACTACTAGATATGCTATGTATGATAATGGTGTAGGGGTTCCTGTAAATGATTTGTTTGGATTTGTAAGTAAATATCGAGTTACACCAGAACAGTTTTATCAAATTGAAATTGAGAAAGTAACAGATCAAGAAGATGAATTTGATCAATTCCCACCATGCTTACAAGCTTTAATTAGAAACAATTGTGAAGACGGATATCGAAACAATGCGCTCACGGGATTTGCAACCTTAGCTAAAAAAAGAAATCCAGAGGGTTGGCAAAAAGAAGTTTGGGATCGTAATGAAATGTTTAACGAACCACTTCCAAAATCTGAAGTTCAAGGATTAATTAAACAATATGAGAAAAAAGATTACTCTTATAAATGTTCTGATCTTCCGTTAAAATCACATTGTAATGCAGCTTTGTGTAAAGAATTAAAATATGGAATTGATTCTGGTTCCTATGTGCCATCCATTGATTCTTTTCAAAGACTTAAAACAAATCCACCTATTTATTTTTTAACTCTTGGCAAAATGACCGTTGAGTTAACTGGCAAACAATTAAATCAACAACAATTATTATCTGAACAATTATTTGATCAAGCTGATATTGTTTGGATGAAAATGAAAGACAAAGATTATAGAAAATTTTTAGTGCAGCTAAAAACAATGCAACAAGATATTGAAGGCTATGATGAAACCGAAGAATCAGAACAAGAATTTAAAGACACGATTATTCAATTTACACAAGAAACACAACAAGCAGATAACCCATCACAAGTTGAAGCAGATATGTGGTATTTAAATAAAGATTCTATTGTATTTAAGTACAGAACATTCGAAAGATTTATTAGAAAAAACAATAAAACTATTAAAAAATTTGAGATTATCAATGTCTTAAAGAAAAATGGTTGTAGTAAAAAAGCTTACTATGACAAACTTAAATTAAAAAATGTTTGGTTAGTAGATAAAGTTGAAGAACCAGTTATAGAAAGGTCGAGTAATGTTTTGTTCCAAAGAACAAAGGCACCATTTGAAGAAGAAAACAGTTAAGATCTTTGGTCCTCCAGGGACAGGTAAAACAACCACTTTGTTAAATCACTTAGATCGATTGTTTGCTAAAGGCCTCAGACCGATTCAAGTTGCATTTTTAGCATTTACAAACAAAGCAGTAGATACTGCAGTCGAAAGAGCAAAGAAACAATTTTTAGATTCTACTGATGAAGACATGTTTAATTTTAGAACTTTACATAGTTTTTGTAGACAAAATTTTAAATCTAAACCAGTCATTGACCCCGAAACAGACATGGTTGAATTTGCTGAAAAATTAAAATTACCTAAGATTCGATATGAAAAACATAATGGCCAAGCAGTTTGGAATGACTGGTCGTTAAGAGTTTACGATAAAGCAAGAAATAGATTAGTGTCTCCAATTGAACAATACAAAAAAGAAGAAAATAAAAGAGTAGTTAGAGCGAAATATGAAATAATTATTAATGCATACGAACAATTTAAAAAAAATCATCGAGTAGATTTTACAGACATGATTGAAGAGTATTTGGAAAAAGCAGATGACCCTAGTTTTAAAGTTTTAATTGTGGACGAAGCTCAAGATTTAACTCCCCTTCAATGGAAGTTAGTTTATAAGTTAGCTAAAAATTCTGATAAGATATATCTTGCAGGAGACGATGACCAAGCAATCTATGAATGGAATGGAGCAGAGGTAGAAAATTTTATAGATTTTCCAGGACGAAATTTTATATTAAATCGATCGCACAGAATACCTAAAAAAATTCATCAATATTCACAATATATTTCAACTTATATCAAAAACCGAGTAGAGAAAAAATTTATTCCTTTAAAAGAAGAAGGAAGTATTTTTACTTACAATCGTTTTATTGACATACCTTTTAAACAACCAGGTTCATGGATGATTTTAGGTCGAACTAATAAAATAGTCTATGAATTAAAAGAAGAAGCAAGAAAACTTGGATTGTATTTTAAAGATACCAATGAGCATAAATCGTTTGATTCTAATAAATATAAAGCTGTTCAATCATGGAACAAGTTAATAAATGGCGACAGTATTCAAAAGCACGAGGTGCAAGTACTTTATATGTTTATCAATGATATTCAACACGGTTATCGGAGTACGGATACTAAAAGATGGTCTTCGGTGCATAAAGAACAATTATTAGATTTAAATTTTTTAAAAGAATACGGAGGATTGAAAGCTGAAGTTAAAAACTGGCAAGACATGTTTAACAGAAACTTTCCTGAAAAAGATAAAATTTATTTTGAAAATGTTGTAAAAAATGGTACAAACATGGATGAAGATCCACGGATTCTTATCGACACCATACATTCAATCAAAGGAGATGAAGCGGATCATATTTTATTATATGAGAAAAGTAGTTACGCAGCTTCAATCTATCGTAAAAGCTCTAAAGCAGTTAGTTCAGAATATAGAGTTTGGTATGTGGGGGTTACCAGAGCCAAAAAAAATTTACATATATTACGGAGTAACTTTGATACTACTTTCCCTTTATGTAGGCTTAAAAACGAACTAGAAAGGTTAGACTATGAATAAAAAAGATATGGATGAAGCGTTTCCGTTAGATCATCAGGTAGGTGGAGACCACTATAAAGACCTTAAAATTCAACCATTTACGTATTATAGAGCTAATAATTTTAACCCAACCCAAGCTGCAATTATAAAATATGCATCAAGATTGTACACCAAAGGAGATGTATTTGAACAACTCGACAAAATTATTCAATTTTGTAATTTAGAAAAGGACTATATACGTACACATGGCCAACCGAATAAAAAAAACAATAAAAGTAAATAACCATACATTTCATCTTGAAATCTATATTCAACTTGAAGGAACTAAAGATGTTACTTGGGAAATCTTCCCAGAAGATTATCATGCAGCTCTTTATGCATTTAGCAACAAACAAAAATTAAATAAAATAATAGAGGACAAACACATTTATGAGCCATCAAATTAATTTTATATTTAGAGAATCGGATTGGAAAACTCCAACACACTTTCCCGATTTAAGATCAGCAAAAGAAGTTGCAATTGACTTGGAAACTAAGGATCCAAATATTAAAAATCGTGGTCCTGGATGGCCGTTTATGGATGGGAATATTATTGGAGTTGCAGTCGCTGCAGATGGTTTTAAAGGTTATTATCCAATTGCTCATGAAGCAGGTTCCAACATGGACATGAAAATGGTTTTAGACTGGGTGCAAGATATTTGTAGTGCGCCTTGCGATAAAATATTTCACAATGCAGCGTATGACGTAGGTTGGTTAAGGGCTCACGGAGTACGGATCAAGCAAGGTCGAATCATTGATACTATGATTGCTGCAGCTTTAGTAGATGAAAATAGATTTTCATATTCATTAAATGCATTATGTTTTGACTGGTTAGGTGAAGTTAAGGCAGAGAAAGAATTAAAAGAGATTGCAGACGAGTGGATGGTAGATGCAAAAGGAGAAATGTATAAACTCCCAGCGCAGTTTGTAGGTTATTATGCAGAACAAGATGCGGAACTAACGTTAAAACTTTGGCAACATTTAAAAGTAAAAATAGAAAAAGAATCTTTGTTTGATATTTTTGATTTAGAATGTGATGTCTTTAAAGTGGTTCATGAAATGAGAGCACACGGTGTACGTGTAAATTTAGAACAAGCACAGAACTTAAAAGATACGTTTGTCGAACAAGAAAAAAAATTATTACATCAAATAAAAAAACTTTGTGGATTAGATGTAGAACTTTGGGCAGCAAGATCTATTGCAAAAGCATTTGATAAATTAAATATTAAATATCCATTATCAGAAAAAGCAAAAGAACCTAGCTTTACTGCGAACTGGTTACTTAATTGTGATGCTCCAATTGCAAAATTTATTAGAGAAGCAAGAGAAATTAATAAATTTCATAGCACATTTATTGATTCTATTTTTAAATATTCACATAACGGACGAATACATGCGGACATCAATCAATTACGATCCGATAGTGGGGGTACGGTATCCGGTAGACTAAGTTATTCAAATCCTAATTTACAACAGATTCCTGCTAGAAACAAAGACTTCGGTCCTAAAATTAGGGCTCTATTTAAGCCTGACAGCGGTTTTGAGTGGGGTTCATTCGATTATTCACAGCAAGAGCCACGTATGGTCGTACACTATGCTTCTAGCATTGGATTTGAAGGAGCTTATGATTTAATTCGAGCTTATGAAAAAGAAGACACAGACTTTCACCAAACTGTTGCAGAAATGGCTGGAATACCAAGGACTCAAGCAAAAACAATTAACCTAGGTTTATTTTATGGAATGGGAGTGAATAAACTAGCAAGAGAACTTGGAATTGATAAAGACCAAGCAACAGAAATATTAAACCAGTACAATTCAAAAGTCCCTTTTGTAAAACAACTTGCAAGACGATGTAGCGATTCAGCTGAAACAAATGGTTCTATTCGGACGATAAAAGGTCGTCGATGTAGATTTGATCAATGGGAACCACAAGCTTGGGGTTTACACAAATCTTTACCTTACGATGAAGCAGTTGTAAAATATGGTAAAAATAATTTAAAACGAGCAGGAACATACAAAGCTCTTAACCGGTTGATCCAAGGTTCAGCTGCGGATCAAGTTAAAGTTGCGATGGTTGAAGCTTATAAAAAAGGTTTCTTGCCATTGATTCAAATACATGATGAATTATGTTTTAATGTTCGTCCAGCCAAAGATGTATCAGAAATAAAAGAAATTATGGAGAAATGCATCCCAGAATTAAAGGTACCATCATTAGTAGATGTTGAAATCGGAAAGAGCTGGGGTGAATGTCAGAAAATATAAATCGAAAAAATTTAAATTTAGGGAAATGTCCTACATGTGATGAGTGGACTCATTTTGATTTAATTAAAAAAATTAGTAAATCTAAATCAATTGTAAAATGTAGTTTTTGTTTAAACAAATTAAAACAATATAAAAATGGAAAAGTACATTACGAAGAAATTAAATCACACGACCTTTTCGGGTAAAATTGTCTGTGAACAATGCAAGAAAAAAATTTCAGTAATTATTGAAAATAAAAAATATTATTGTGGAGAGTGTGCTTTACATAATCTCAAAGTAAAAGAGGGCGCAAAGGCCTTGACCAAATCAATGGTTTGGAAAATAAAATATAAAAACTAATAACTAAGCAGTTGCTTCGTCACTAGCAATATCAAAAAGACCTTTTTTTGCATCTTCAACTGATTGAGCTGCAATCTTAACTTTAAGATCTTTTATTTTAATGTCGATCCACTTCATGTCTGTTGTAACTCTACCCTGTGCTAACGCTTTGTTGGCCCATTGAGACTCCAACTGAAGTTTCTCCGATATTAACTTTTGTAACATCTTTGACCTCCTCAAAAGTTACAAAACAGTAGTCTGGTCGATACATGTTTTCATCTTCGACCTTATCAAAGGAATCCCCTTGATCTACTGCTTTCAAAAGTCTTTGGTTTGCATCTTGATCGTCTTCGGCCTGGACTACCTTTTCGTAGTACTTTCCAGCACACCGAATTTTAAAAAGATAAGACTTCATGTATGTAGATTAATGATAATGGGAGGAAAAGTCAACTACTTTGAATCTCTTTACATTCAAATTTAATAGCTAATTTTTCTTTATTTATGCGGTTTTTTCCATAATAAGACTCATCCTGGGCTAATAATTTCATGCTTTCTTGCCCTAAAGCATAGCCAGCAATGGCACAATCGTAATGACTTTTAAACATGTATTTTGGTGTCGTGGATTCAAAACATTGTCCAGTAATTAAACTGCAAAGATGTAAAATTAAAATAAATTTCATTATTCACATTATGTTTTATTTTATTGCTTGACAATAGATACAAAAAAATTATTATCATGGGATATGAAGATAAAATTAGTTTCACAAACTAACATGGAACGATCTGTTTCTTCAGAGGGTAAAAAGGATCCGTTGTATTTAGATCCAATCTCAATTGAAAAGTTTACAGTTGAGTGGGATAAAAATGCAAAAACATTAACATTATTTTTAAATGATGCCACACTAAATCAATTTAAAACTGGTGATTTAGAAAAAATGTTTGATTCACTTTTACTATCAATAAAAGAACAAATGCTAAAATGGAGGAAAAACTAATGAATCTAAAAGAAACAACGTGGAACGATGTAGATGAAGCGATGGATTTTGCAGTTAGTGAAATTGCAAGATTGAGAAAAGAGAACAAAAGTCTCAAAGCAGCTTTAGCTTTACAACCCCCACTATTATTAACAAATGAGGTAAAAGATGGACATCAACAAGTGGAAGTCAATCGCAGTAAGAATTGACGATTACAAAATTCTTAAAGCACTGGGAGTTAAGGATGAACGAAGACCCGTCGAATTGATCGCGATTATGACGCGGAAAGAAGTCGAAAGACGGGCTAAAGCGAAGAACATGTCGGTCAACGCTTATTTGAAAAAGCTCATGGAAGACGCTAAAAAACCTGACGACTACAAAAAAGCGGTCAACGGGTCTATAAAAAAATAACTTGTAATCTCATCTATTTTCTAGTAATAATTGAGCAAAGCGTAATCACGCGGTCAAACATTATTTCAATTATATTTAGGAGATAGATGAGTATTAAAAAAGAGCTGAAAGAGGCTATTGAGATTATAGCCCATAAAACAACACCAACTGAGTTTGATAAAATCAAACAGGTTATGTTTGGTTTATATTCTGGTTGCACTTTTGGATTACCTGAACAAGGGATCGAATTTCTTATCACAATGGATTCTGAATATAAAAAGGCACGTAGTAAAACTTTAAAAGGTACAATACTTCGTGTTGTTAAATAATCTCAAGATGAGTGGCCAGTTTTCCACACTTTCGAACTACCAATCGATCCTTCCCTGGCCACTCATTTTAAGGAGCTATAATGGATTATTTAAAAAACGAATCAGAACCAGAAGAATTACAACCTGAAGTAAAACTTTGGCGAGCTGTATTATCCAAAGCTTTTGAGGACGCGTTATACCGAGGACTCGAACGTCCATTAATTGTTCACAAAAACGAAGCTCACATGTGGTTTGTCAAAAATGATGACGATTTTGCCTATGTTTGTTATTGCTCTTTGTTTGAACCTGAGTATATTCATGACAAGTATTTTGAAATGCTTGAAAGTGGAAAAATTAGATTTACAAAAAAACAAATTAAATATTTGAAGTGGAGAAAAATATATGATCAACGACGGAATAAAAATAAGTGATAAAGCTTACACCGCAGGATTCATCGATGGAGAAGGTTATATTGAATCTGTTTGTCGATTAAAGAAAAATGGTCGAGGCGTTGCGTACCCAACACACACGCACAGAATTGAAGTGTGTAATACCGACTTTGGAATCTTACAACGATTACAACAAACCTTTGGACTTGGAACGTTAGTCGAAAGACCTTCACGAATTACGGTGAACGGGAACCAGTCTAAACCACAGCTCATGTGGAATGTACGTGGAACTAAAGCTTATGAATTGTTGAAAATGATTTTACCTTTTATGAAACAACAAAGTAAAATTAAAACTGCAAATAAAATTATAAAATATTTTGATGAGAAAATTAAAAATTCTTGATTTATTTTCTGGGATTGGAGGTTTTAGTCTTGGATTTGAAAAAACGGGATTATATCAAACTGTAGCATTTTGTGAAGTAGACCCTTACTGTAAACAATTGCTGCAAAAACATTGGAAAGGTGTTAAGATTTATGATGATATTAAAAAACTCAAAGGGCAAGAACTCAAAGAAGAGTTTGGACAAATCGACATCGTCGCGGGTGGTTTCCCCTGCCAGCCTTACAGCGTTGCAGGAAAACAGAAAGGAACCAATGACGATCGATATCTCTGGCCAGAAATGTTTCGAGTTATTACCGAAGTGCAACCAAGGTGGGTTGTTGCAGAGAATGTGCGAGGAATTGTTAACATCCAAGACGGCGTGGTCTTCGAACGTGTGTGCTCTGATTTGGAGAACCAAGGATACCAAGTACAACCGTTTAATATTCCAGCTGCGGGCGTCGGTGCGCCCCACCAAAGGGAAAGAATCTGGATTGTGGGCCACTCCAAACACTATGGACCACTTGCCTCCGAGATCGAAAGAAGGTACCCTCAAGATGATGCACGGTCAACGGAAGGGGAGAACTCGACCATCGAATTTAAGGGAACAAGTAGACCCAGAGACAATGAAGTTATGGAGAACACCAGACGCACATTGCGACAGGGGGCCAGCATCAGAGGAACGAATGAAAATGAAATTAGAGAAGAAGATGCCAATAAGTCTGAACGATCAAGTGAGACACCAGCAAATCTTATGGCCAACTCCGAGAGCATCCGGTCAAGAGAATCCAGAAAGTTTAATCAAACGCAAGGGAGTGCAGAAAGCAATGCAACACAATCTAACAGCAGCAGTGCAGATGGTGCCCACTCCAACATCGAGGGACCACAAGGACAATGGCCCGAACACGAATTATGCGAAGGCGAAGGCGAAACACAGATTAGCTGGCCACGCAGGTGGGAGTTTGAACCCGACGTGGGTCGAGTGGCTAATGGGGTACAAGGCCGGGTACACCGACTTAAAGCATTGGGAAACTCTATCGTCCCGCAAATCGCAGAAGAAATCGCAAAAGCAATAGGAAAAGCAGAATATGAAAAAAGATAAAGATCGCAAAGCTCATTTAAAAATAGGGACTTTCTTAGAACGGATTGAATACATCAAAGAAAAACAAAACGTTTTAGATTTTTTTCTAGAAAAGAATAAAATTGAACCAAGTGGTGGTTGTTATTATTCCCAGTTCACTGCCGATTTAACAAAAGAACTATTGGCTCATTTGAAATCTTTTAAGCCCGATCCTAGAAGTAAACGTGAAGTTGAGTTTAGTAACAGTAATCAAAGGTTTATAAAACGATTGCAAAAGCTTGATCAACGATATAAAAACAATTTGAAAAAAGATGTTCACTGAAGAAAATAAATTTACAGGCGAACCTGCCATGCGAATCTTGTCGTTAGGAGCTGGGGTTCAAAGCTCAACGATGGCCTTGATGGCAGAAGAAGGTGCGTTTGGCGTTAAACCTGATGCAGCGATCTTCGCGGACACGGGTTGGGAACCTAAACCCGTAATCGAACATTTGAATTGGTTGAAGAAACAATTGTCTTACCCAGTTTATATTTGTAGTAAAGGCAACATTAGAGAAGATATTCAAAACGCAATGTCGGAAAACGGTAACCGATTTGCATCTGCACCATTTTTTACTAAGAACCCTGACACGAATAAAAAAGGCATGTTGCGTAGACAATGCACTAGAGAATATAAAATTACTCCCATTCAAAAACAAACAAGAGAATTGATGGGTGTAGGTTTTAGAAAAAGATTTCCAAAAGACAAGTGGGTTGAAATGTGGATTGGAATTTCAATGGATGAGATTATGCGAATGAAGCCTGCAAGAATCTGGTGGCAAAAGAATCGTTGGCCATTGATTGAAAAGAAGATGTCAAGAGACGATTGCATGACCTGGTACAATGGTAAAGATTATCGAAGACCTGCAAAGTCTGCTTGTATTGGTTGTCCTTTTCATGATGATGCATTTTGGGCTGACATGAAAACTAATCGACCAGAAGAATTTAAGGATGCCTGTGAGATCGATGAAACCATTCGAAAAGGCAATAAGAAAGTTAAAGACCAGTTATATATTCACCGATCTTGTGTACCATTGAAGGACGCAAAATTTAAAGTTAAGAAACAAGAACCTGATTTATTCAATCAAGAGTGCGAGGGCATGTGTGGCCTGTAAATGAGATCCTTCATTGAAGCTGCAATTGATGTTGGCAGTGGACTTCTTCTTTCGACTTTAATCCAATTATACATTTTTCCGTTTTTTGACTTGCACCCAACGATTTTCGAAAGTTTTCAAATCGCAATCATTTTTACTGTTATTTCTTTGTTTCGTTCTTGGTTGTGGAGATTATTGTTTAAGAGGTGGGGAGCAAGAAAGGATTGAAAAATAATAAATACTCCCCACCCAATGGAGAAAAATTAGTCATCCATGGACAAGTAAAAAACAATCAAAACCATAGACGCCTAACCACAGTTGAAATATAGATTAAAATACTGGTCTCCGCAATACGTACACATTAGCACGGTGAACGGGTGACGGATAACGGGGGCCGAAGCCCCTGTTCTAGGTCATATTGATCCTTTTGTTGTAAAGAGAAAGTTTCTATGAAAATAAAAACTTAATTAAAATTTATCATAAAATTATTTGTTTGACAAATAAATATATCCCATGTAAATAAGCTGTATGTTTTTATTTATATTTACTGGTTTGGCGGTTTTGACGATGACACCAATTGCAATTGGTTTGTTAAAATCTCTTATAACCTTATTATTTTACGGCGGAATTTAGTTGTATTTCTGCCACAGTGCGGTCATATTTGGCGGCTATTGTGCGGCGGTTGCCGCATTTCGGCTGCCGTTCCCAGAATTTCAGCGTACTTTCAGCCTACTACGCTGACAAAATAAACCGCATTCTATAAGGATTATTTAACTTATTCTGGTTTCAGCGTACTTTTTACCTTTTTTTCGTGTTAGAGGTAGTTTTACTATATAGTACCTATAGTAGACTGAAAAAATTTATACGATGATAGCGTTCACTGTATACTTGTGATAATAATAAACCATGAAACGATTAAACCGACTGGGAGCCAAGCTCACACCGAAACAAAGACAATTTGCTGAGATTTATGTAGCTAATTATCCAGACATGTCTAAAACTGAAGCTGCCGAGAAGGCCGGGTATAGTAAGGCAATTGCGTCTAAGACAGGATCAAATTTAACTAACCCTGATTTAAATCCAGCTGTGGTTTCATACATGGAAATTATTCGGGACCAAAAATCTGGTTACTTCAAAGATTACTTGAGACATTTAAAAAGATTAGAAACATTATCAAAAAAAGCTGAAGGCAAAGGCCAGTATGCTGCAGCTGTAAATGCTGAATTTAGACTAGGTCAAGCTGCTGGTTTTTATGTTGACCGGGCTGAAATAAAAGTTGAAGATTTATCCTCAATGAGTAAAGAGGAGTTAATAGATCAAATAAAAAAACTACAGGATGAAATACCTCAAGCCAATGTTGTCGAAGTCCCAGCAGAAGAAATTAAAGAATCTAAAGACTGAGAGAGATTGGTGGAATTTATTTCACGAGATCCACAACGGGCACTTGATAGGAAGTTCTGTTGGTTCAGTAGAGGTGAAAGTAAATGAAAAAAAAGATAAAAATAGGATACGACGATATAAAAATCCAGAAGGTCGATTTCACCCCTCAAAAACAAAATGATGCATTAGGCGAGTTTAAAGCTTCTTCTTCAGTTATTGAAATCGCTAAAGGAATGACCCCAAGACAGGAGGCCAACACCCTTTTACATGAAGTTTTGCACGGATGTGTGTATCAAACTGGTCTAAATTCTGATGGTGGAGCCCTTTCAAAAGACGATAGCGAGGAGTTAACTGTAAATGCACTTGCTAATTCTATATCCCAAGTTATAAGAGATAATAAGTGGTTTTTACCCTACCTACAAAATGCTATTTCAGGAGGTCTAGATGGCGTTGAAAAAAGCCGAATCAAAGTTGTACCAAAGAATAAAAAAACACATAAAAGACGCGCACTTTCAAAGAATAGAAACAAGTACAATTCAAGGCGTTCCTGACATAAATTACTGTATCGAAGGCGTCGAAGGATGGATCGAATTAAAGGTAAGCCGAGGTAAACTAAGTCGTTTCCAGAAGGTCTGGATTTATACCAGATTAAAACATGGTGGACGCGTTTTTATCCTGGTTTCCGTACCCAGGGAGAGAGCGCTAAAACTTTTCAAACCGAAACCCTCAACCCGTGACCCTCTTTCCGATCCACCGATTCGCGTATTACGGGAGCCGATCAACTGGCAAAATTTAAAAAATTTTTTAAAAAATTTATAAAAAAATAGTTGACACTATCTCCCATGATGATAAAAGGATAATTGGTAGTTCGATTTAAAACTTTTTTATAGCTCCTGTTTTTTATCGACTACGAATGGGTCGACGGTCGACTTTTGACCGAGTTAACCGTCGATGCCTTCGACCCGTAAAAAGTTAACACAGACAATTTTTACTGGTCGGAGGCCGGGTTACCCTATAGGCAATGACCCGGCCGTGCTTCTGGTCTAGTCGTAGCCTTGAGCCGGGACACCCCAGAAGTAATTAGTAAAGTGGTGTAAGGACCCATACTAATCGATCTCGACCCGGTAGCCTGGGTCGGGGTCGGCCAGATCCTAAGACTGGGTCGGACAGATCCTAAGACTGGGTCTGGTCACTCTATAGCTTCTAGAGTATAAAACTATGTTGCTAATGCGATAAGCATTGTAATCTTATCTAGCTCCAGGAGATATCCTGGGGCGAAATAATTTTAGAAGGGAAGGAAATATGTATTTTATATCTATATACCAAACTTACCGGGCTTTCGGTGGCCATGAAGAAGGAGGCTGGTATTACACAGCTGGTGCAAAACACCGGGACATTAGGATCGCTTTTCAAACTAAAGAAAAGCTCAAAGCAGCCCTCACCAGGCTAAGGCCAGCAATTGACCGGGACAGTGACCGGTACGACGTGCAGCTTCAGGCCAGGGTTTATGAAAACCAGGTTGGCCCTGATGAATTACCAGTTCCTAATTATCAATAAATTTTTTAGTTGACATTTGAATTTATAGTCTTATATTCATGGGATAACTAAAACAAAGGAAGGATATATGTTACTACAAGTAAATACTAATTGGAAAACAATTAAGTCTATGAAATACGGGGTGATTACCGGGATCCTATACCTGGCGCCTCATAAAACTAGCGGCAAAAATGTTTGTCCCTGGGCTTCGCCTGGTTGTATTGATGGCTGTTTATATAAGGCCGGGCGTGGCCAGATGATTTCGGTACAGTCGGCCCGAATTAGAAAAACGCTGGCCTTTTTTAAAGATCGTAATAAATTTTTGGCTGAGCTGCACAGTGATATAACTATACTGTTACGCCGGGCAAAAAAGAAAAAAATGAAACTGGCGATCCGTTTGAATGGTACGTCCGACTTGCCCTGGGAGAAATATTTGTTTCAAGGTAAAAATTTAATGGACCATTTCCCGACAGTGACATTCTACGACTATACAAAGGGAGATAACCGGATCCATGACAATCAGCCTGGCAATTACCATTTAACCTTTTCACGATCCGAAACTAATGAGAAGGAAGCTTTTAAACTAATTAAAAAGTCACCAGTCGCGGTTGTCTTTAAGGATAAGTTACCAAAGCTTTATAAAAAATACAAAGTGATTAATGGTGATTTACATGACATGCGATTTAAAAATAAATCAAATGTGGTTGTTGGCTTACTTGCTAAGGGTCGAGCAAAAAAAGATAAATACGGTTTCACGGTTTCCGCTTAACTGTATCCTTCCAAGCGGGAAGAAGGGGCGAGTAATCGCCCCTTTTTTTTATTTTTAATTAATCTCTAAAAACTGGAATAATTGGCAAGTCTTTTAGATTTGTGGCAATCGCTCCCGCGTCATTGCCTTCATCATCAGCTTGAGGCGTTAGGACAACGCCATTTGATAAATAGATTTCACAAGGTTGAGTATCCCATCCGAAATATTCTTCTGTCTTTTCGGGACTTAACCATTTGACATCTTTTATAGTTTGCCCGACAAGGTGCTTTCGCACCTTATCTAGCCATAATTTATTATTACTCATTATCGATCCCTCCTTATTTCGATTTTATCATCATTAACATTTTTTGCAAATGTTAACATATGCCAAACGGCGAGATCATAGGGTTTTCGATTAGTTTTGCAAAAATCAAAACCTAAGTCTTGCCCCTCATAACTTCTGTCTCGCTTCGTAAAATCTTTAAACAAGACAAAGGTTTCATGAGAGTTTGCCCCTACACCATTAAAGACAATCACTTCATCTTTGTGTTTAACTGGGGTCTCGTTTTTGATGATAGTTCCATCAAAGTTTTCAACGATGTAGTCGTATTCATCTTTTATTTTTGACCACTCGTTATTATCAAAGGGCTTTTTATAAGTCCAATAGTTAGTGTATCCCATAATGTATCCTCCTATTTTTATTTATGGTTATGTATTGACTTTATATGATCATGGGATATAGTCAACTAAAAAAACAAGGAGGATACAAAATGGGCAGATACTATAGTGGAGACATTGAAGGCAAATTTATGTTTGCTGTTCAATCAAGTAATGACGCTGACTTTTTTGGCGTCGAGGGTCACTCGGATTATTTACATTATACTTTTGATAAAGATAATCTAGAGGACATCAAAAAAGGTATCTCCAAGTGTAAAAAAGCATTAGGAGAACATAAAAAAATACTTGATACATTTTTCAAAGAAAACATGGGTTGGAACTATGAAATGATGTGTAAGTATTTTGAGGACAAGCACAACATCATGTTAGGAACTGAAAGAAATGTTCGGAACATGCTAGGTTGGTATGCTCGACTTGACCTTGGAGAAAAAATCAAAAAATGTGTCGAGGAAAACGAAGTTTGTTCATTCGAGGCTGAAATCTAAAAAAAATTAAAGGGGAGCAATTGCTCCCCTTTTTTTTATCTTTTATCTAAATATTTTATTCTATCGTCGATCCGACCGAACGCGGAAATTTTGATTTCCTCTAATGTACTGGTGGAATTTTTTGGGTAAAAAGTTATAAAATCGTCATCCTTTTCACACGTGATTTTTTTAGTGTCAAAATCCATTCCAATTGAATAACCCTTATATTTATATTTCAT